TAGGCCGCAAGTGCTAGATTTTCATCTGCATTTGTAGTTTTCTTCGCGGTAACGGCGCTTAGATCCCGGTAACTCCACTCTCCTACTTATCTATCAGTCGATCCTAGTTCAGGCCCATCATAAACACACCAATTTCCTTCATCTAGGACCATGATGTGTTTATGGTGGACCTGCTGGGTACTGCCCCCAGGTCCTGTCTAGTGTTTGAATTGCTTCAACGTTACAACTATATTTATATACTCACTTTTAGCCTTTGTCAAGAACTAAATGCTAACTAACGTCCAAGAAAATACTCAATATTAACAATGGAGAGTTATGACAGATGATAGATCAGTTGACGCAACTTATGAAAACGAAGGTAGCACTGTAACGATTTCTTTAAAGGAATACGACAAACTTCGTGAACGCCAAAAATACATTACAGATAAAAGCCTAATATCAGTTATCGATAAAATCGAAGAACTAGTTAGAGCCTTACGAAAACATATTGTAAGAACGGATATAGAATAGGATAGTTATGGCTAAAATGAGAACATATACTTTCTACGATGGAGAAAATGTAGAAACAAAAGAAGCAACAAGTTACAAGAAAGCAGTAAAAAGTTTTCAAGGTAACACAAAAAGTAAATCAGTTAGAGTAGAATGGGAAGCCAAAAAAGGCGGACTTTACGAAATAACACAACAACTACCAATGGGTAGAAGTAAAAAACTAGGAAGATAATATGAAAATACACAAGTCATTTGAAGGTCATATATCACAACCTAAAAAAACAAGTCAAGCAGGTAAAAAGGCACGTTGTAAATTTAGTTCAATGAACAAAGCAAAAAAACGTAGTCATAAATTTTACAAAGGACAGGGAAGATAATGGCTGGAATAAAAGCACGTGGTGTAATCACTAACCACTTAAAAAGATATCATAAGGAAAAAGAAATTGTACCTTGCAAATATATTGCTGATGGCAAAGGGAAAGGTATAATGGTTGCACAATACAAAGAAAGTAGAGATCTAGTAGTAGATGATCTAGGTAAACCTATTCCTTGGGGAATGGCTTAACCTCCAGCAAAACAATTAGCACTACCAGCGGCAACTGATGTGCATCCGCTGATGCCATCGCCTACTCTACCACAACCCAAACCGTTTACGAATACTGTGCTTGAACCAACTGCGATTGGAGCCGCGTGAGCCGGACAAGGAACACCAGGTAACAAGTGTGTTGTGTTTACATCACTTTGTCTACTAATACCAATACCATTAGCAAATACATTACCACTACCTACTGCTCTAGTCATTCCTGAACAGTGTGCAATATCTGCATCACCTATTCTAGTTATTGCTGGCATTACGTTCAATCTCCATAAGTTGTTCTAACCTTGCAGGCCATTGTTCTATTTCAGCATGTTGTTCTTCTGTATGTGGTGGTTCAGGTATCTGTGGTACAAATTTAATTACATGATCAAATTTGCTAGGAACATCTTCCCATTTGTTCACAGTTACCTGTTTACCATCGATAAGAAATGTAAACTCGTGCATACGAGTATTTATTTTACTTTACTTGGAGATTTGGTGGTGCAGTTACAATACCAGATGTTTGTTGCTGATAAAGGTCTGCAAATTGTTTAACAGTTTTAGTAATAACCATTAAACTTTCTTTTTTGAATGTGTATGCTTTGTCAGGTTCACCAGTAAACAAATACTGTTGTAATCCTAATCCTTTGCCACCCATTACAAGTGTAAGTGGAGTTTTAATTTTTACGTTGTTATCACTTTCTTCTGTAAGTTTACCTACAAGTTCTTCACCTGAGGTAAGTTTAAAAGTTACAACATCTCCAACTTTATATGGTGCTTCGATTAACATTATATTGTGTGTCCAGTTCCGTTGTAGCCAGTGTCTTCAACATATTTTACTAGGTTTTCGTAACCACCAATCTTCTGACTGTTGATAATAATTTGTGGTACTGTTCTTGCAGTTGGAAATTGTTCCAACAGTTCTTCTCTTGTGTAGTCTGTGCCTAACGATTTGTATTCATATTTTAATTGTCTAGATTCACAGAACTGTTTTGCTTTACTGCATGATGGACATGCAGGTTTGCCATAGATTTGTATCATAGTTTAAAGTCCTTAAATGTATCTTTACTGATGTCTTGTTTTACTCCGCCGACAATATAACTTTCTACTTCAGTTTCTTGAGGAGCAACTTGTAGTCCTGCACTTGATAGCCAGTGTTGTGTCCACGGTAATGGGTTAGTGTTTAATGGACGATCATAAATTGTTTTAAGTCCCAATGCTTTAAGTCTTTTGTTTGCAATAAACTCAACATAAGCATGTAAAAGATTAGCATTCAAACCAATCATACTTCCGTCTTTAAACAAATAATCTGCCCAACGTTTTTCTTCTTCAACACATTCACGCCATAGGTCATAAACTTCATCTTCAAGTTCAACTGCGATCTTTTTCATATCTGGATCATCATCACCTTTGGCCCAGTGTTTAAGAATATGTGTACTTAGGTTAAGGTGTGTTGCTTCATCTCTAGCAATAAGTGAAATAATCTTTGCAGATCCTTCCATCATTTTTAGTTCGCCAAATGCAAATGTACATGCAAATGAAACGTAAAAACGTAATCCTTCTAAAATGTTTACAGTCATCATTGCTTTGTACAATGCTTTCTTTACATCATAGATATCACCTTTACCTTTGTTAAAATAATTGTTTGCAATATCATTGAACTCGTCATAGTATTTTGTTACACTAATTGCACGTTCAATAATCTTTTCATCATCTAAAATTGTGTCAAACACTTCACTAGGATTTGCATATACATTTTTTACAATGTGTGTATATGAACGTGAGTGAATAGTTTCAAAAAAGTCCCAAGCAATAATACAACCTTCTAGTTCCGGATTAGAACAGTAAGGTAAAAATGACAAACAAGGACCGCGACCTTGTACACTGTCTAATAGAGTTTGATATTTTAAATTACTTGTAAAAATATGCTTTTGTTCATCACGAAGTTGTTGATAGTCACCTCTATCTTTTTGTAGACTAACTTCTTCTGGTCTCCAAAAATAACCCAGCATAGTTTGATTAAGTTTATCATACTCTGGATATTTGAATACATCATATCTTTGTGTGTTTTGATCAGCACCAAAGAACATGTACTCTTTAGTGAAGTCAACTTTCTCGCGGTTAAAAACTGTTTTTGTCATTTTCTTGCTATTACCCTTCTGTTTCCTCGTCATAAAGTCCTATATCGCACACGCATCACAGTGTTCATCATCTTGTTCAACTGTTTGCGTATCACCGTTGCTTTGGCCATTTGTATGACCGTTTGTACCATTAACTATAGCACCATTTGATTCTGTGTCAACCTTTGTTTCTACCGTTTCAACATCATCTTCTGCACCTTTAAAGTCATAAGTGTTTTGATAGTAACTTGTTTTCCAACCCATCTTGTAGGTTGTTAACATATCTTTCATCATAACACTCATTGGTACTTCGTTGTTATCAAACTGTAATGGATTGTATGACCAGTTACCACTAATGGCTTGATCGAAAAACTTTTGCATTACAGCGACGATATTTATGTAACCTTCGTTACCTTTCATGTCCCAGAGTAGGGTATAAAAATTCTTTAGTTGACTATACTGCGGAACAATCTGTTTAAGAGGCCCTTTTTTCGACTTCTTAACGGACAAGTATCCTCTAGGTGGTTCAATTCCGTTTGTTGCGTTCGACACAACGGAACTGCTCTCTGAAGGCATTTGTGCGGACAATGTTGAGTGCCTAAGACCATGTTGCTTGATGCTCTTGCGTAAAGCAGACCAATCATGATTTAGTTTCTTTCCGACGATTTCGTCAACATCTTCTTTGTAAGTATCAATTGGCAGTATGCCATCTGAGTATTTAGTGCGGTCAAAATATTCACATGCACCGCGTTCTTGTGCTAATTTATTACTTGCTTTTAACAAATTGTATTGGAAACTTTCTGTTAGTCCATGTACAAGTTTCCATGCTTCTTTATCGGCATAGTTTACTTTGTGTTTTGCTAGGTAATGTGCTAGGCCGATATAACCAATACCTAATGAGCGTCGAGCCTTTGTGCTGATCTCAGCGGCTTTTACAGGATAACCTTGATACTCAATAATTTCCTCTAATGCTCGAACGGACAAATCACACAGTTCTTCTAGTTCTTCATTTTCTTTGTTAAGTGTAAGTGCACCTACGTTAATAGCACTTAAGATACACAACGCAATTTCCCCATTTTCATCATCAATATGTTGAATAGGTTTTGTAGGTAGTGTAATTTCTTGACACAAGTTACTCATGTAAACAGGATCTTTAAATGAACTATGTGTGTTTGCGTGATCTACATTCATAATATAGATACGTCCTGTTTCTGCACGTTCTTTAAGTAGTGCAGAGAATAATTCGTGTGCATCAATTTTCTTTTTACGAATAGATGTTTTTCTTTCATACTGTTCGTATAATTCTTTAAATTTATCATTGTCGCCTGAATAGAATGCTTCATATAAACCTGGCACATCGTGTGGTGAGAATAGAGTTATCTCTCCGCCGGATAATAATCTTTCATACATTAATTTGTTAAGTTGAATTGAATAATCTAATTTACAAACTCTATTATCATCTGTACCTTTGTTATTTTTTAGTACAAGG